TGAACAACTGGGTAAGAAGTGGCTTGATATTGACGGCAGCACTGACGCTATTGATAGCGTTCATACCGACACCACCGGTGCATATCCACGTGGAGATAGAGAAAGAGCCAACAGTGGCGAGGACGAAGGCAACAATGGAGGAGAAGCGTGAGAACAGAAGAATCATCAAGCAATATAGTAAAGCTCTCGGTTATACGCAGAAGCAAACATCGTGCCTTATCACCCTATGGACCCGTGAGAGCAGGCTTGACCACCTCGCAGATAACCCAAGATCAACAGCTTTCGGAATTGCTCAGCTCCTTAGAGAGCGTAGTCGAGAGCCTGAAATTCAAATCCTTCACGGCATACGATACATTAACCATCGCTATCGAGGGAGTGCGTGTAGCGCTCTCGCACACTCAGACCGAAGAGGGTGGTACTGAGTAAAGTATGCTACAATAATCCTGCCTCCTTCCGGAAGCACTAGCCCTCACCGTTATCCTCTTTCCGGTGGGGGTTATTGCTTTCTATCCACCGTTAGAGTAAAACCCTGGACCCTTGAAGGTGACGGCGGGAGAGGACCAGCTGCGAGACATAGACTGGTGGCAATCAGTACACATAGGCGTAATGATCTCAGCGTGGATAGACTGCTCGATCTCCCTGGTACTACCACACTCACACTTGAAAGCATAGATCATAGCTTTACTGCCTCTTCTATATCTAAGTAACCTACTAACTTATCTACCTTGGACTTGTTAGAAAACTCTGAGGTGGCAGGCATACGATGAGTAACCCACTCAGGCTCAGGTATATCCATCAGATCAAAGGAGTAGATACCTAGCGGAGTGGAGTTAATATAGAAGGGGATAAGGTCACGCTCTGCTGACTGAGTGATGAGCTTGCGATACTTCATCTCTTCAATTAACAGTGTGGGGTAATGAGTATAGCGACACTTGAGTTCAATGTAGTGTCCGGCTTTGGCGCTGACACAATCAAAAGAATCATAGATACCAGGGCTGCGCTCTAGGTCGGGGTACATACCACCTTTGAGGTGGTCGAATAGTTCTTGCTCTTTCATCGCCAAGGTGTTTCCCCGCCTAGTTCTTCCTGCAATCTACGCAGTGAGTTAGTAACTCTGCGATCTGCAGTAGATACGGCACACTCTAAGTACGATGCTATCTGTTGCAGCGTAGCGTTATCGTGATAGCGCATACGCAATACAGTTCTATCCTTCTCATCTAATTCAAGAAAACATTTCTTAATATCTATCAGGCTAGCGAGTAGGTTGCCACCTTCTGCGGGAGAGGATGAGCCGCGTGGCTGGCCATCCTTAATCATCTCTTGTGCCTGCTCTAACACTGTGCCATCTATGATGGAGGCAATAACAAAGGGTAGTAACTGACCAAGTATCAAGGTTTCATAGTAAGCCTCATCTTGTAACTGATAGCCAGACTTGTTAGCCTTCTCCTTGCGAGCATAGCGTTCTGCTACACGCTTCATCTGCCAAGCAATACGCTTCTCGTTATGCTCTAACTGCTTAGCATCTTCAACGCTCATCTGCTCAGTAATATAATCATTACGAGTGATAGCCCAAGCCACGCACTCCTGGGCTATATCATCTCTTTCAACCCAATGCTTGTAGCGCCGGTGAATTGCATAAGCAACCGATGGTGCTAGCTCATAGACAACTGGGTGTAGTTTAATCACAGTCAGTGGCTTCAACCTCTGGCCATACGCCATCTAATACCATCATTGCAATAGCAGAATAGTTAAGTAGATCAAGGTATGAGTCACGCAAGGACTCGTTGCTAGGCTTAACGCCTGAGTCGAGCAGGTTATTGATGCGAGCTATCTTATCCCACATACGTACACGCAAACCATTAAGTGGTCCACCTGGTGAGTGAGCAATATTCTTTGGGCCGTAATCGTGGTGCTTACGAATGAGTAAGTTACCTGCTGTATCCATAATGCGCCAGACATCAGTAGCAAACTCAGGGTTTACCTTATCGGTGTAGGGCGCAGTAGAACTGTCTCGGTTTCCGTATTGATCTCTAGGATCTGGAAGCCCATATGCTGCAAAGTCTGTATCATCTGTTGCCATTCGTCCTTACTCACCCTTCGGTTCACCCACTAGCAAAGCTCTCGTGGCATCTGCCCCGTATGCTAGGTAGTAGTCATTGATATCCATACCTGGTGGTAGTGTAACAATAGTTGAGTTCAATATCTCATTGGCGACACGCTTGGCAAAGTCAGCACCAGGGTTACTGCCATCCTCCTTGATGTCATTGTCACCTACTACATACACAGTATCGTAGCCAGTAAATAACTTAGGAAAGTGTGGCTTCCAGGACTGCACACCAGGTACACCCACTGCTGGGATACCCAGCATCCCGCTAGTGATAACAGTATCTAGCTCACCTTCGCAGACAACTACATATGGCGATAGTGGTAGCACATCTGCCACATTGTAAAGGTGTGCCTTCTGCCCAGTAGGTGAACCATACTTAGGCTTGCCATCATCTATGCGCCGGAACTTAAAGCCTACGCAACTGCCACTGGCAGTGATGTAAGGGATAGAGATCCATCCTTCATACATCTCGTGACCATTCATCGGATCGGTCACTGTGCCTAACTCAAAGCGAGCAGCTACTGTCTCAGATATCCCACGTTCTGCGAGAGCGACTAGGGTTTCCGGACTTACCTCTTGGGCGTATCGCTGCGCCGCTTCCAGTAGCAATTTCGACTGCGCGTTTGAGGCCATCCCTAAACTCCAAGTTCTCTATGATGCAGACTATGTTCACTGCATTACCACCCTTACCGCAGGTATGGCAGAAGTATAAATTCTTATACGTATTAATTACTGCAGACCTACGTGTGTCACTATGCAAGCAACACTTAACTGATACATCTTGTCCTTCTCGTACTTCCCCACCGAAGTAGGTAACGATAGGACCTATGGGGATTGAGTTTGCATCAGCGGAACCGGAACTCCCTCGACCTTTACCCAACCTTGACCAATCTTGTGCTGGCATACGCATCCTTCACACTTCTCGTGCCAGTGTGCAGCACGCTTGAGATGGTTCAGTGAGTTCTCCTCACCTGCTTTGATGCAGTTGTCGCAGATCATACTTTCTTTGCCCTCTTCTTGGGCGCTGTCTTCTCAACGATGTACTCTTCGACTGCTGATTCAGCATCAGCTTCAACGATTGCTTCTTCTAGTGGTACAACTTCTGGTACGAGTATCTGTGATGTGGTGATACTACCCTCTGGTACTGGCATTATTGTTTCTCCTTTAACCATTGTGCTAGGTCCTGAATGACCCAGGCTTGATCTATTGAAGCGTTGCGACGCTTAACTATTACATAAGATAGTGGCACTTCTCCGATACCACGAGCATTAGCGTAGTTAAGCGCCTCAACTTGTGCTTCTCTCCAGAACTCAGGCAACGAAAGAGTTGCTCGGTTCTTGAGTTCAAGGATGTAAGTTTCCCCTGCGATAACAGTAACGATATCGCCTTCATCCTTTGCCCCAGCCTTAGTCAGACGCTCTGCAATGGCACCCATCTTACGTAGCCACTTCATTACATCTGTCTCGAACTGAGAACCCTTAGTCTTGTTGTACTGACTCATCTACCAGTACTACCTTGTTGATCTTATAGACAACATTGCCTTCTTCATCCTTAACTAATTCAACGATACCGGATTGAAGCAGAGCACCAACGAAGTTGGTTAGGTCTACCTTGATTGCATCAACGTCGGAACGCAGTGCATCAATCTTAATATTATCTCGATACTTATTTGATAACTCTTGCTCAGCCATTTAATTCCCTATCTATTGTTGGACTATGTAATCACCCTGGTAGTTATTTATTACATCATTTCTTAGCATAACACCCCACGCATTTTTATCTGATATCTGACAAGCGGCATAGTTTACGAACAGCGTGACGTAATCCTTACCATCAGCAGCGTGTGGACCAAAGCGGTTCTTAACAACAGCTACCTTTAACTCACCATTGGTTGGGTCATAGCCCAGCGTTAGGATCAACGCCGGTAATTGACTTACCTTGCCGTGAATGGCACGCCTAGCAGGTGGACTGGATGGGTTTCCATACTCACTCTGCTCGCTGACGTGGTGCAGTACCAGTACGCAGGCTTCGGTCTTACGTGCCATATCGTGGAGTTCCATCATTATCGCACGCAAGCCAGCCCACTCATTGTCAGTTTCTGCTGCAACGTTCATTAAGTTATCTACAACAATTAACTCTGGTGCTTTGCCATAGAGTTCTACATATGCTCTGATCTCTAACTCGATATCATCTAGTGAAGGTGATGAATCAAAGACCCATTTAATATGTTCTATCTTTGCAAAGTGTTTGTTGTAGTAGTTCTTATCCTTAGATAAGTTTGCCTCAACAGATACCTGTGAGTGACCAGATGAAACAGATGCTGCTCTCATCATCACAGTTGTAGTATCGGTATCTGCTGAGAAGAAAAGGGTTGGTACGTCTGCCTTCATTGCATAGACAAGAGCGAACATAGACTTACCAGCGTTAGGTGCAGCAGCTACCATACAGACTTGTCCTCGCCGGAACTTAATCTGCTTCAATGATAGTGCCTGCCACACGTCGGGAAGAGGTGTTGCTTTGGTAAGCACACCACTCCAAGCACGTGATAAGTCAAGCAACGCCTTCCCCCTTTAATGTTATCCTTCGTTTACGTCTGATTAACCTGCGTTCACCTTCAGTGACGCCTCCCCAAATGCCGTGCGTCTCATTCTGTATTCCCCACTCAGCACACTCTGCCTGATGTGGACACCTTCTACAGATTGATTTAGCCATAACCATCTCGGTAGTGTTATTACTTCCAGTTTCCTTCTCAGGAAACCAGAAGTCGCCACCTACTGAAGCGCAAGCAGGGTCCTCATAGAACCGAGGCTCGCGCACCGATCATCGAACCCAGATAGTTTCGCACTTGTCTGTCGCACCCTTAGGGGCTGCACACATATAGCCCTTCCAAGGTCCACGAGCCGAGGTACCGGTACGTAGTGCCATCTCTCCGTGACGGCAGGACTGTGATCCTTCTGATGCAGGAGCAGCAACTGGTGTTGCATTAAATGCTGCAGCAACTGCTGCAACTGTTGGTGCTGGTGCTGCTACACCACCTGATAGTTCCAAGCCTGTTGCACGAATGTTCATCGCGTTCATAGCAAGATCTGATAGTCCTGCTTCTAGTTCTGCAACTGATGCAGCATAAAGATTGATAAGTGTTCCATCATTTAACTTGTAGTTAATCTGAAACTTTGTTCCTTCTGTAGCCATTTACTTTCCTCCACTTGGTTTGATGTTTAGTCTTGCTGTTTCCTGACCAACGCTTACTGGGACATAACCAATAAGTTCTTTGACTTTGTCTTTGTCAACTGTCTCACGACCTTTAACTTTTGTCCAACTGATTTCAATACCACTGGCTGTCACACCGATAGTACCTTCGAAAGAACTCTTGATTGAATCTCTTTCTGTTTCTAACTCTTTAATCTTTGCATCTAATTGTAAAAAGTGCAATGCGTTCTTATCAATCTGCTCGTCCTCAATCACTACTTCACTAAGGACGATACGTTCTTTTTTTAATCCAACGCAACCCATCTCACCGGATGCGTCGTAGTATTGACAGTAATGTTTGCAGAAAGATTCATCCTTCTCAGGCTCTGGAGCTTGCTCCATTGCCTTGACCTCAGTTAACCACTCCAAGGCTTCTAGTGCAACATCTTCATCGTAAGGTTCTGAGTGAACCTTGACATCCTTCTCAGCACCATCACGAGCTATAGCAACCAGGTTAACAGTATTAACTGTGTGACCATTCTGCGCTAGCAGATATCCATAGATCTGTACCTGCCAACGCTGTTGCTTTGATGGGAAGTAAGAAAGGTTCTTGACCTTGCTTGTCTTCCAGTCAATGACTGCGCCGGTGCTAGGTATAAATAGATCCACGTGTGCTTTCATATCACCGTGTTCTACTGATGTTTCTACAAGGTAGTCCTTGCCATCTGGATCTAGGTGTCCGATTGCTTCCTCGATTGCAGCGTGGATAGCAGTACCCATAATCGCAGCAAGTTTAGATTGATCCTCGTTGGTATGAGGCTGTGCGTTTAATCGGTACCAGACCTTACGACGGCAACCACCTATCTCTGATGGTCCTACCTGTGTCTGTGTACTACGATCACGAGTAGCATCCTTAGCGTGGAGTACTGTCAGTAATAGTTCTTTCGGATCTGTAATCATTGCGGGTTCCTCACGATAAATGCAGCCTCTGGATAGTTGGCTACTTCTAACTGTTGTGCTATCTGTTCACGAAGTTCTATCTCCATAAACATTGTATTGGCAGATCTACGACCTGACTTGAGAGCTTCCTCTATTGCATACTTAAAGGTCTTTTCCATTATCGCTTATCCGTATACTGTAGAAACGCATCTAAAGCATAAGCGCAGACGAATCCAATAAGCAAACCAAATAAAAATCCGAGCATTTATTTATCCCTTCTCTTGAGTAACTAATTGAATCGGAGGACAGGTGTTCACGTCAAGTACCGACGCGATCTTTACTGCCTTTTCTGCCACCACTTTAGACATCAGCAAGGACTTGTACGATCCAGGCTTGAGTGAGTAGAGATAGCCCAAAGCAAATGATCCACCGCTACCAGCTGCAAAGAGTCCACGTTCGCTAGCGTTAAAGGATAGATCAGATCCGATAGAAAATAAGATCCCATCAAAGGCAATGAGATAGGCGAAGTTGGAATCTTTATCTAGCTCGTATCCATTATCCTTAAAGGCAGCGTAGATACTAGGCAGTACCCTCTTACCCATCCACTCCACCGGATCGTAGTTCTTATACGTTGGTGGTTTCCAATTAAAGGCGAGGATATCTCCAGGTCGTGAGTCGCCCGTGATACCTATCAGGTAGTTGCCCACGCTTACGATCTTCGGAGTCTGAGTAGATATAATGCGCTGATCGTTATCGGTGATCTGACTATCGGAAGCCATCACTACGAAGTCAGGTCCTTGAATACCTACCAGAGTTGTCATTGGCAGATCATATCACGGCGTGTCGCAAGACACACTTCTACCAGGCTATGAGTACAATATGAGCCGTAGGCGAATTAAACAGGCGGCCCTAGACGGGCCGAGGAGTAGGAGGCCCGACACTATGCGGCTCCGTCTACCAACCCTGCAATCTTTAGGATGGCGCAAGAGTACCCTTCCTAAGCCCTTTGGAGCCGATCTCAGGGGTTTAGGACCCGTCCACGCCTGTACCTGTGGCTGTACTGTCTTCAACATTATGGCAGCCTTTGAAGATTATGACATAGCCTGGTGGCACCTCGACGGTACCTGTGCCAACTGCGGGAATCTGGTAACGATTCCCTGCCCTGTGGATAACCCAGACAAATAAAAAAGAACCCCCCACTCAGGATTTCTCCTGAGCAGGGGGCAGTTGCCTCGCGCTTATGGGCTAATTACTTAGCACCACGACCAAACTCTGATGCCTTTGGATCTAGTGCCTTGAGCAATGGACCTGCAATAGCAGCGATACCTGCTGTTGCTAGTGCCTTTGGATCTGTAACTCCGGCAAGGTATAGCGCAATTACTGACGCTACTCCTGCACGTAGATATGTTGCGAGTATTGATTTTACTTTTGGATTGATTTTCATTTGTTCTCCTTCTTCTTAGGTAAAGGTTTAGGGAATTTAGCCTTTACTTTGTTGATGGCCTTTGGATGGGGCATCCAAGGGAACCAAGGTGAGGTGTCATATCCACACGTTTCCTTGATTGAAATATGTAGGTGCTTATTATGTGGGTTGGAACCGGTGTACTTGCGTTCACCCTTTTCCTTCGACCAGATCTTTCCCTTGAATATCAGGTACTTAACTCGTGGATCTTTCTGTAACTCTGTGTAAATTATCTGGCAGTAGACACCGCTTGCTGGATCGTGGGTAAGATCTACTGCGAAGCCTGAGTTGTGGTCGCTGTTAGGGTTCTGATGTACGTGTGCCTTCGATGGTAGTAACCCATCTGATGCCTTGGCTCGCTTAGGCCATAGGGCAGTAGCCTGACGTAGCACTGCGATAGCAGACGGAGATGCCTTCTTTGCTAATGGGATCATAGTTCCTTCTTCTGTATCAGGATCTGGTAGAGGATTTCTACCTTCTCTTCTAATCGGATAACTGAATCCTTGAGTGAACTGCCAGAGTTAGGCTTGAGTTCATTGAGGTAGTGCTTAACTAGCCACCGTACTGCAGCAGCAAAGCCACCGATGATTGTCACTACAGCAACAGCTACCGTTGCATAGTCTTGTGCTTGCATTAGATTGTCCGAATCGTAACGAGAAGTGTGCCGCCAAAGCCAGAGAACCTTTTATCCTCTGGGGTTTTATTCATAAAGTCCATCTCTTCGATGATGCCTAGGTACTCTTCACCGGTTCTAAAATCCTGGACTCGAATAGTGTCACCAAGATTTTCAATGGATTCTAGTTGAGACATACGCTGATAGGCAGATCCTTCAAAGCCCACTTCGTTGCTGAACTTATCGCTCTCGTGGTCATAGCAGAAGACTGGATATTGGATCAGGCGCTGACGAGGAACTGCTGGTAGTGACTTCAACTGATAGCCAGTAAACAGTGGTCCCTTGGCAGTATTAGTACTTGACCTAGAGATAGTAAACTTAAATCCTAGATACTCTTGTGAAGTAGTTGGGTAGTTTACGTTGATCTCAGGAACAGTTGTTCCCTGTGAGAATGTACCGATGTTGTATGTATTATCTCTTGAGTCAATAGACTCGATAGCAATACCACCATTGCTTGTATCAATACGAGCTTGTAGCAGTTTGTAGATCTTAGTTTCAAGTGTGTTGTAACGGATATAACCGGTACGTAGGTAGCCTTCCGGTACCAAGGTATTTACAGATTCAATCCATATTCCATCACCTGGTACACCAAAGACAACCCTATCGGTGCTACCAAGGAAGTCTGTAGATACTGGGTTAGCATCTTCACCGCTTGCATAAACATCCCAAGCATAAGCAAAGACAAGGCTGTTAGGAACTACTGGCTGTGATAAATCAATACGGATCAGACCTGACTCAGCACCTTGCAAGGTTGTTACATAAGCAAATCTATCCTTGAAGGTTACGCTCTTGCACTCTGTCTCTAGTAGCAATGGTCCATAACTGACATCACCATCGGCAGATACCACTGCAACTCTTACACCTTTACTGGTGCAAAGAACTCCAAAGGTGCCAAGGTATACATCGAAGGCGTTGAGTATCTCACCTTCTGGTAGGTCAACAACTACTGTTGGGACATTAAGTTCTGGGAATCCAAGAGCATTAGCATTAGCAAGATCTAAAGTAATTTTGTATAGAGATGACTGAGATCCAGCATAGCCACCAACATAGAAAGCAGCGGGCCCTTCAGATATGGTTGTCCATATCCACGATGGATTTGGGTGTGTATAAAGTTCAGTAGGTAAAGCGTGGCCACCTGAAGTAGGTGTCTTGTTAGAATCTAACTCGTATAGATCTCTATCAACTCCAGCTAGCAAACGTTGCTTTGCATATCGCATTACTACTGTAGTTACTGGTCCACCAAGATCGTAGATATGACCATCAGATGTGGTACCAAAGATATTACCTCTATGGATACGAGCATTATCTGCTGCAAAGTATCTAGTACCATCAGAGGTTAAGGACTTAAAAGTAAGTGTATGTGGAGATGTTACCAAGGTGTAGGTAGTAACGGTAGGCGTATCACCACTCATAGTGAGTTTCTTGAGATCAGGTCCTTCTGTAAAGACAATCGCATCTACGTTATTAGCGTTGTCTCTAGCACCAAATAAGGATAGGTTGGTTGCTGTTGCAACCCTAGCCCTGACTGTAGTGTTGAGCAGGGTAGCCTGTCCTCTAGTCCAGACATCTAAACCTTTAGACTCTGTATATTGAAAGCGCAGTGACTCTTCTTGGATAGGCTCAAAATACTTAATCCCCGCTCCAAGATGGAACGAGGATTGAGATCTAACCCACCAACCGGTGAGTGTCTGCTCACCAGGTTCACGTGTTTGGTCAATCTGTTGCTTACGATACTGCGCTGTTACTCGACGATAAGGTTGCTCATCGGATGCTGCAATAAAAAACGGTAGCCCTGAAAAGGCTACTTCGTAGGCTGGCCCAGTTGGAATGTAGGCAGTAGATCCTGCAGGGTTAGAGAGTACATAGGGTAATCCCTCGGTGATGTCGTCGCCGTATGGCACTGTTACTCCTTAGTTGTTTGTTATTGCTGCAATCTCTTCACCTGATAATCCAAGTGCTTGTAACTTTGCCTGAGCGCTGAGCTTTGCATCAGCCTTAGCAGCCTCTGCTGCCTCACGCTCTGCCTTCTCAATCTCAGCAGCCTGTGCATCTACTGCACGCTGTTCGATCTCTTCAGGTGTGAGGTCAATGTATGAGTGTGTTCCCTTTGCTACATCTACTACTAGCTTCTTATCAGCCATTTGTTTCCTCCATAATAATTACGTGCGTAGCATCTGGACAAGACCAGGTGCAAGTCTCTTCATCAAAGACCACGCTGTCGTGGCACTCTGGCTTAGGTGCAATGAAAGCATCGCGGGTTGCATCGTATGAGTAACCGATACCTGCGTAGTTCTTTCTAATGTTTCCGTTGTAACTGGTCTTAACCCAGGTACCACCGAGTGAGTTCATAAAGGCTTCGCCTTCATCTGGCTCGCTGTTATCGCCTACAAGTACACGTAGTACGATGTTGTTCTCATCTATCTCTGCCCAATGTGACATTCTATTTCTCCTTATGCAATCGTGTATCTAATAATTACTATTCCTGAACCACCTGCACCGCCGTTGTTTGTAGTGCTTGCTGTATAACCAGCACCACCACCACCGCTACCTGTATTAGTTGTTCCAGCAGAACCATTACCATCACCTGTAGATCCTGCGCCACCACCGCCAGCACCGCCTGTGCCACCAGCAGTGCCATTACGAGAACCACCACCACCACCGCCTGCGTAGTAACCACTTACTCCGGTTGATGTTGCGGTTGCCCAAGCAGAATAAGTATTGTTTCCAGCACCACCGTTTTGATTAGTTGCTGCTGCGCTTGCGCCACCACCACCACCACCAAAATTGGCACTACCAGATCCATTTCCATTTGTTCCTTGCGCTGGAGATGTAGAAGGAGTATTACCTGTACCGCCAGTTGTTCCAGTATATGCAGCACCACCACCGGAGCCACCAGAGCCACCTGCTGCGCCAGCGTTGCCACCAGCACCGTAACCACCACCAGTTGAAGTCAAACTATTAAACGAAGAATCAACTCCTTGAGTACCATTTGTTTGACTTACTGCTGCAGTGCCGCCAGCGCCAACTGTAATTGTGTAACTTGTTACTGAAACGGATTGCGATGTTAATGCTCTAAAACCACCAGCACCGCCACCACCGCCAATAGCGCCGCCACCACCGCCACCACCACCTGCTACCAAAATGGCATCACAAGTTAAGCCAACCTGTGGTACAAAAGAACCACTTGAGGTAAAGGTGTGGTACCAGTAAGTGCCATCGTTATCAATACGGTTGCCACCATAAGCCTTTGGCGCAATGGTAGGTGTAGTGCCTAGGGCTGCTATGCCATAGAGTGAGAAGGTTGAGTTAGCTAAAAAGTTTGCTGTTGCTGTAAATGTAATTGATGTGATTGCTGCGGTATTAGACCATAAGCCAGCAGCCAAACCAAGAATTCCAGATGACGCTGAATTAGTTTCTGCTGAGAAATCAATAGACACAGATTTATTGTTGCTTGAAAGATAGTTGGGAATGTAGACTTCAGTATTGCTAAAAGTTGATGCAGTAGCAGTATCTCCTGTTATATAACTCCAGTCAATGTAGGTGCTCCCACCACTATCTGAACCAGTTGTTGAACCGTTAACACCGTATA